GCCTTATCTAAGTGTGCTCTAACCTTCGCTGACATCTGTGAAATATCCTTAAAGTTGCATAGATTGCAGATTCATGTTAAAAGCAGTAATGAAAGAGCCGTTAAATGGGGCGAATTCTTGGGTTTTAATATTGAAGGTAAGTTAATTCAATTTACTCAAGACAAACAGGATTGTTACATAATGTCTAGGAGGTAGTATGGGTGGAGGCGGAGGCGGTGGGGCAGCAGCAGCAGCGGAGCAGCTCCAAATGCAAAAGGAAGAAACCTTAAAGTTGGCAGCCGATGCTGATGCTACCAAGATCAAGCTGGCAGAGGAACTTGCTGCTAAGAGGAAAACCAGACTTACCGGTGGTAACAGAGCACTTCTCTCGCAAGAACGGATGGCTCCTGAAACCGGCGTTATGTCAGAGTCTCTAGGTGCTGGTATTAAATAGTAATGCCAATTACTGTACTAAGGGATTCGACTGATACCCATTCTATTAGCGTATCGCCAAGCTATACAGACAAAGACTCTGTACAGCAATTGGTTGGCTCTGACAAACCGTTTCCAACGGTAGATGTTAACCACCTTAGATTACATGAGGGTCGTGCGTTCTATCTGTACACTACCCGTAATGATGGCAATAAGTTAGCCTCCGGTGCAAGTCTTAATATAGCCATTGCGTTTGCCAGTGGAGTATCTGCACACCTAATAGCTGACTATCAGTGCGGTGGCTCTGCTGAGTTTTATATATACGAAGGCTCAACTGTTAGTGGTGGGACTGCTGGAGTTGCGCTCAAACGGCATAGGTCTTCTACAATCGCCACCCAAAGCGCCTCAATCATTGCTCCAACTGTCTCCAGTACAGGAACGGAGATATTTGCTGGCTTAATCTCTAGCGCCCAAGGATCAGGCGGGACTGGTGGGTCGGCAGGAATATCTGAATACGTTTTAAGCCCGTTGACTACCTATTTATTTCGTGTTACTAATCGCAGCTCACAAGCTGAAATAGCTCATGTCCACTTGGAGTGGTATGAGTAATCGTGCAACTTGCTGAAACTAAAGGTTAATTATGGACTATGGCGATAGGAAGGATGGTTCTGCAAAAGGCATGGGGTTCTTTGGTGAGCTGAAGCGTCCAGGCGGCGGGGTGTCAACAGAAATATCTGTTGGGGTAGGAATGGATGGCAAGGAAATGGACATCCCATTGATTGTCCCAACCCTGAATAAAAAAGAACTTGATTACTTGTTAAACACAGATCTTAAGGATAAATCTTTTTTTAGCAATATGCCGAGAGCCATAATGCAAAAGGCATATGAGCACGCAAACACTCGTCGTAAATCTGGTATGTCCGTATTTGCTGAAGAAGGCGAGGTTTCAGAAGCGCCAACAGGTACAAAGGCTAGAGACAAAATTTTCGGTTATGAAATACGCGACCCATATGACTCTGAGAATTCATACTTTAAAGAAAACCAACACGTAACGGGAATGGCCGCTGATGACGGTAGAATTATATTAAACCCATTTAGCGGCTTGAGTCCAGAGAGCCAAAGACGAGTTGCTGGCAATGAGGCAACAAGGCTGCACATGAGAGAGAAGGGGTACGAGTTTGACTTTCCTGTACCACAAGCCGACCAAGCCCCGTTTAAAGGCACTGTTTATGCAGACCCAGAGAACTTGCATCACTTGCAAAGCACAATAATTGCTCGTGGCGTAGTTGGAGACTCGTCTGCTGGGGAGATCACTCCTGAGCAGCAGGTATGGGTTGACAGGATTAAAGCTGAAATGTTAGCTAAAGATTAAAAACTTTAAAGGTTAATTATGGATAAGAAACTGACCGTTGCTGACATTTTAAAGAGACATGACATAGCGATCAGGAAGAAAGAGGACTTCAGAAGCCTGTACGATGACGCTTATGAGTTCGCTTTGCCACAACGTAACCTGTATGACGGGTTCTACGATGGTAATGTAGGTGGTGCAAAGAAGATGAACCGTATCTTTGATGCTACAGCCATCAACTCAACCCAAAGATTTGCCAATAGAATCCAATCTGGCATCTTCCCTCCACAATCTAAGTGGTGCCGACTTGAGCCTGGTCCAGATATCCCTTTGGATAGACGGGTTGAAGCTCAAACAGCACTAGAAGTCTACAACGACAAGCTGTTCGCTGCAATTAAGCAGTCCAACTTTGACATTGCTATGGGGGAGTTCCTTCTAGACCTGTGTGTTGGCACCGCTGTTATGATGATTCAGCCAGGTGATGACGTTAACCCTATTAACTTCATACCAGTACCTCAGTTCCTTGTGGCTTTTGAGGAAGGTGCTAACGGTAAAGTGGATAACGTCTACCGCCGGATGCGTATTAAGGCTGAGTCCATCCAGCAACAGTGGAGTGACGCTATCATTGAGGGCAGGCTTAAGACTCTGGTTGAGAACACTCCAACAGAAGACGTGGAATTGCTTGAGGCAACCATATTTGATGCAGAAAAGAGTGAATTTATGTATTATGTGATACACAAAGAGAGTAAGTCTCAGATTGTGTACCGCAAAATGAAGTCTAGCCCGTGGATTGTTGCACGTTACATGAAGGTGGCTGGTGAGATATACGGCAGAGGTCCGTTAATTACAGCGCTTCCAGATATTAAAACGCTCAACAAGACTCTTGAGCTTGTCCTGAAAAATGCAAGTCTAGCAATCGCAGGAGTCTACACGGCTGCTGACGATGGCGTGCTCAATCCCAACACAGTACAAATAAGTCCTGGTGCCATCATACCCGTTGCACGTAATGGTGGGCCACAAGGTGAGGCTCTGAAGCCTTTGCCTAGAGCTGGTGACTTTAATGTCTCTCAGATCATTATGAATGACTTGAGGATGAACATTAAGTCCATTCTGCTGGATGAGAGCCTGCCACCAGACAATATGAGCGCTAGATCCGCTACTGAGGTTATGGAGAGGATGAAGCAGCTGTCTCAAAACCTTGGCTCTGCGTTCGGTAGACTGATTAATGAAACAATGATTCCTATAGTATCCAAGATACTGGATATAATGGATGACCGTGGGCTGATAGACTTACCACTGCGCGTGAACGGGCTAGAGATTAAGATCACCCCTGTATCGCCATTGGCTATGTCTCAGTCTATGGAAGAAGTGCAAAACATTATTCAATTCATGAAGATAGCCGAGAGCATTGGGCAGGAAGGCAAGATGATGATTAAGGTTAGCGCAATGCTAGATCTGATTGCAGAGAAGATGGCTATCCCTCGCGTCATTATGAATAGCCCAGCCGAGCGTCAGATGATGATTCAGCAGGCTACCGATGCAGCTCAACAGGTTGCACAGCAGAATCCAGAGCTTGCATCTAAAGTTGTTGAAGGTATGGCTAAGAACCCTGGCGCTATAATGGGATGAGGTGCGTAGACTGCAAGAACTTCTCCTTGCAAGCCTTAGATATGTCTAAGTATGGATTTGGACTATGTGCTAAGAAGCCTGACTGGGAGTATCAAAGCTATCAATACGTGCATGGATGTCAAATGTTTGCACCAGCCCCACCAGACGCTCCTCCAAAGCGTATATCGTGGATTAATAAACAGTTATCAAAGATGAAAAAGGATACAAATAAGTGGAAGATGGTTGGGAAGGGTTAGCGTCAGCTACCGTTACAGATATACGGGAAGTAATAACTGCAAGGGAAGATACTGACCGGTTATGTCTTCGTGTGTTTGGAAGTGAGGATGGAGCTAAGCTGCTTGCGTGGCTTAGACAAACCATCATAGAGCATCCAGTATGCGTTCCAGGGTCGGACCCAAGCTTCGGATATTACAGAGAAGGGCAATGTTCCGTTGTGAGGGATTTAGAAGCTAGAATTAAGAGGTCAAAAAAACTTTAAGGAGTAATTAATGGAAGAAAGCAAGAGCCAGCCCCAATCAGAGAATAGTGAGGGCTTACTGGCAGGAATTACATCACCAACAGACGTTGTAGCGCCACAAGAAGTTACTATAGATCATAGAGTTCCAGAGGAGAGTGATACTCCGGCAGATCGCCCAGCGTGGTGGCCTGAGAATTTCTGGAAGAAAGAAGACGCGGAGCCAGATCTTGAGGCTATCGCCAAGTCATGGACAGACCTACGTAAGCAGATTAGCCAAGGCAAGCACAAGGCTCCTGTAGATGGCAATTACGATTACGCTGCATTCGGCTCTGTTCCAGATACCGATCCAGTCCGTCAGCACGTCGAAGGTTGGGCTAAAGAGTATGGAGTTAGCCAAGCCGCACTAGACTCCCTCGTAGGAAAGGTTGTTGAGTTAAACGCTTCTAAAGCAGAGGTGTCAAACTTTAATGCAGCTGAAGAAAAGAAGTC